CGCTGATCGTATTCCCATCCAAGCGGATGTTGTCAACTTCCAACTTGGTGAGCCCGGTGATGTCGTTGTTGGCCGCCCAGGGTGCGGACAGAGGGGTGGTGCCGTCCCGGCGGACGAATATGCTGGTCAAGACCTCGGTGCTGGTCGGAATCTTAGCGCGAGAAGCATTTACACCCTCGGCGTACAACACGATGGTGGTCGGGGCGCCAGTCCCCAGGTCGGCCAGCCACTTTATGATGATCCGATCCGTGTCGTTGATCACGACGTCGCCCGGCAGAACCCCGTGCAGTTCCACTTCGGTCTTGGAGGTTATTTCCGATGATGTCTCCGATGTGATCCGCAGCGTTTCAGTAAACGGAGAATCCGCGAGCCGCGTCCATATCTCAAAATACAGATTGACCGACCTGTTACCAACTGTGCGCTCAGCATGGAGGTGGCCGGTATACACCCCCTCCGCCATGGTAATGACGCCCGGCACACCCGCGAGCGTCGCCCAGTTCGTCAGGGCTTGACCATCCCCCCCGCCCAAATCAGCCGCCGTGAAGGTACTTTCACCGGCGCCGGTAGAGGTATCCAGCATCTCGAAATAGATGCCGCCGATGTCAGACGCCACGTTGTTGAAAAAGAACTCTTCTATGAAGTTGATGGCCCGATCGACATACTCTTTTGTCACCAGATGGTTGGACACCGTGGGCTCGACACCGACTACCGTTGCGACGAACGGTACCGTGCCGTCGGCCAGCATGATGTTGGCCGTGTCCGACAGGTCGCTGCTGGCAAGCTGGCCGACCGTGATGGCCGCGCCGGCCGACGCCTGCTGCAAGACCTGAGAGGCACCCCCCGTAGCGTTGAGGTCCGCTGCCGTGCCACCTCGCGCCAGAGCCAACAGGCCGCTGGTGATGTCTGCTGCCGAATGGTTGTGGCTCGAAGCCGCCCCGTCGAAGTTCAGGGTGTCGTTCTCGGCCGTACCGGCAACCGTGATCGCAATACCGCCCGATTCGGTGATCGTGAGCGTGTCCGAAGCGTTGTCCGCAACCACCGAATTCGCGTCCGGCGCGGTTATGGTTTTGAACGCCTTGGATGCCCCGCCGATGATCTCGGCCGCAGTGAGGTTCTGCCAGACCGCAGCGCCCGTGGTCGCGTCCGTGCAGAGGAACAGTTCGTCCGAGGTGTCATTGAACCACCACGACTGTACGGTGTAGCCCTCGCTCTCGTCGTCCGTTACACCGGGATCCGTCGTCGCCGTGAAGTTGTGCTGTGGTGCCGTCCGCCGGTTCAGCTCGACCCGCTGCAGCGCCTGGCGAACCTCGATCAGAGTCGCTTCGGATGCTCGGATGGGCAGGGTCATTACGGAATCCGTTGTCGAAGCCGCGCTATCCGAAGGACAGGAACCGTACTGTAGCCCCGCTCGCGCATCTCATCGATCAGAAAGTCTTCAGCTTCCGATACGGATACGCCCAACGCCTTCAAGATACGAGGAACACGTTCGTCAAATTCTTTGCCGGAAAGCGACCAGACCATGCTACGCAGCAAACCCTCTTCCTCGAATACGCCGCTGATAATGCGATCAACATCCGCCTTGGGGACTGCCACTCGCTTGTCGTTCAAGACTTCTGCGACTTCATTGTCCGTCAGCCCCAGCACCTTGCTGGCATGGACGATCTTCTGCATTCTGCCGAATATCTCGCGCTCCGCATCCACGGCCTTCTCGTAAGCGTCCTGGATTTCCGCCTCGTCACGACCTTCGCGTGCATATGCCGCCGAATAAAAGATGCGGCGTGCGTCTGACCGACGATCCATCAATGAACTGGATCGGAAACCTAACGAGAGCGGCACATCATGTGTCCACAATCGTATGCCGAGAAGCACGGCCAAGGCTTCTTCCTTGGGGTCAACGATGGTGCCGGATTTCAGGGGCTTGCCCTGAATCCCTTTGACTATTCGCTCCATACTGCGAATGGTTCCCGGCTGCAATTTTGAGGTAATGAACTGTGCAATGTCCGCAGTTTGATCCACGGCGGACGATTCGGGATTATAAATGGCCGCCGTGCTGTTGCTGCTGATCCGCTGGTTGGCTGTGATGTCACGCACTACACCATATAGGATCGTCTCATTGAAAAACGGTCGCAATACTTCACGCAATGCACCCTCGGTCGCCTCTCGTGTATCTTCTCCGCGAAGGGCGGCAATAATGGGGGAGACCATAAACGACTGCGGTGCGTTGTATTGCGTGTCGACCGTTCGCCATTGATGTTTCTTACCTTCAACCTTGCCCAGATGCGCCCACTGGCTGTTCGCCATCCAATCCGGGGCGAGCTCGCGCAGGGCCTCTTCTTCCTTCTTTGACACATTCGTCAACCTGCGCGTTGCCACGCCGACGCCGGTGATCGTCGCCGCCATGGCCGTAAATCCGATGGCGCGCCGTATTCCGATGGCCCTCTCTTTCGGGTTGGCCAGCTCCTCTGCAACGAGCCTTGGAATGTTGATCGTCGTGCGGACCATTTCGGCGGGGAAGGTCACAAAATCTCCGACGACGATCGCTTTTCGCATGGCTTGGACGGCGTGGGGCGCTTCCGAATAGGTCGGGTACGTCCGTATTACCTTATCGGCCGCCTTGCGCTCCAAGGCCTCCAGCGACAATTCGGGGTAAATCCTTTTGAGGGCCGCCAGGTTGCTATAGAAACCATTAACATGCCAAAAATCGTCACCCGCCCGGAAGAAATCAAAGAACTTTCTCGGTATCAACGTCAGGGCGCGCAACGCACGGCTCTCGATATACCCGGATGGCCCCGAATGGCGCGATGCATCTTTGAAAATGGCCCGCAGTTCGCCCGATCGGGAAGCAGCGTTGACGACTCCAAGCCTGATGAGCTTCTGAACGGTCTCTTGTTGTGCCCGATTGGACAACTTCAAAAAGGTAAAGACACTCGGAAGAATGTCGGTGCCCGTAGTGCGCGCCGCCCTCAACATGTGCCACGGATTGATGTCTCCGTTGGCCAGTGCGATAAGGGGATTCGACAGAAAGTTCCGGTTAATACCCATCACCGACCCGGCGGTCTTACCCGCCTTGACCGCGGCGTTCAACCAGAAATACGCCTTCAGGAACCAGTTGTCGCTGTGTGGAGCGTAGGCTTGGCGCATCGCCCGTTCATACTCGATCGTAGTGAATAGCGGTTTGCCTTGCGTCAGTGGATAGAGGGCTTCGCCCTTGCCATCGTTGATCTGGGCAATGAACTCGCCCTGCGGCTGTTCAAAGAGCCACTTGCCTAGCCCCCGTTCGCGGAGGTCGCGCAATTGCCGAACGCTGGCAAGCAGACGAGCCGAGCTAATAACGGTGTTCGCGTATTGCGTAACCGGGTTGGTATCCTCACCCCACACAGCCCGCAACTCGGGCGGGACATCCTTGCGAAACTTGAGGATGCCGAGTTCCTTTGTCCCCAACCTGGCGGCACCCGCAGCTTCGATGGGGCTGCCGCGTTTGGCGCTGGTATACAGGAAAGCGGCCAGGTAAGCATCGGCCTCATCCGCCGTCGGGCGCCGGCCGAGCGACTCTTCCAACTCGCTGCGAAACAGGGCTATGGCGTTGTTGCGGGCTTCGGGCGAGAGCTTGCGGATAAACTTCGGAATCTTCTTGGGGTCCGTCCGAAAGATCCGATAGGTGCGGTGCATATAGGTGCCGAGATTACCCGTGAATATCGCCCCCATTTCGCCCTCTACGACACCTTCGCGGATCATCGCTGTAGTCAACGAGTCCACGTCACTGCGGAACTTGACCACCGCGCCGCGGATGGATTCGGGGAGCGTGTCCGGCGAAACACCTTCCTTCAGAACGGCGTTGATCCTGGCCAAGTCCTCTTTCGGCACACGACCCAGGAGGCCGTAGGTTTTACGGATGCCCCGGTTGTACTCGTCAATACTGAACTTCATTTGACGGAGGTAGCTGCCCACCGTGCGATCGAACTCGGTTCTCGTCTTGACGGCATCTTCATGCTGGCCGCCCGTCCGAAGCCAACGGTAAAGTTTCTTGGCCGGATTCAGGCCGAGCCGCTTAGCGCCGACGGTGGCCTCGACCGGCACGACCGGGACAGCTTCGGGTGGTGTGTCGGCGGTTGCCTTGGCCTGCACGTTCTCAATGACCGTTTCCTGTAGTTTGTCGAGCTTGGCGCCGGGCTCGGGCATGGGCTCGGCCGTAAGTGTTTCACGTGGAACAGGTTTTGCCCCTTGGGGCTTACTGGGCTCGGGTTTCTCGACGGCCAGCACCGGCTTGCCCGCCAGTTCATGTAGGTTGGCACGAAGCTGGTTGCGCTCGGCGGCGTTGAGGTCGACATCGGGGAGCAACTGCTTGAGCGGACGGAAGTTCTTCCGGCTGGCCGTGGGAGCCTCCGTTAGAGCCTTGGCGACATCCGAATGGCGTCGGGCCAACTCCGCAGCCCCTTCGCGGGTCTTGAGCACCTCTTTTGTGAACGCCTGCTCGCTGGTGGCGGCGGTCTGGTCGACTTTGGCCTTGACCTCCAGCGTCACCCGCTCCTTGACGGTTTCCGGTGTTTGATCGAGGGTCTGCTGTTCTTCCGGCGTCAACGGCTCACCGCGCGACCGCTTGAACAGGGCTGTCCCAAGCCTTCGCTGCACCGCTCCGCTGACCTTGAGGCCGAGAATGACTCCGGTGGACTCAATGAAATCGTCTGCTGTAGGCAAGCGGCCTTCCAGGGCCGCGCCACCGGTGGCGAATGCCCCGATCTCCAGGCCTGTACCGACAACCTTGCCGCCGATCGCCCCGGCGCCGATTGCCACAGCACAAAGAGCCGCCGCTTTGGCGCCTCCCACAGCGGTCGGGCCCAGATCACCCTTTCCTATGGCGCCTTTTTGCCCAGGGGGACCGCGCAGGGCCGTCACCCCCGCCAGTGTCGTCCCACCAGCCACACCCCGCGCAGCGATACGCCCGGCGAGCTTCGTGCCGACCTTCGCCGCAACGCCCTTTGCCGCTACACCGCCGACGCCACCGCTGACATAGGTGATCGGGTCGGCCGCTATGGACAGCACATTCGACAGAATCCTGAATCCCGCACCATCGGGCGGCGGTACGGGCTTTTCGCCCCTAAGAATCAGTTGAGCCAGCCCGACGGAAGTATTGCCCAGGCCGGACTCTGCGGTCTGTAAGAACGGATCCGCCTTCAGAAGGGAAGCATCCACCTTCAGGAGATACGGATCGAGCTTCAGAAGGGCCTTTGGGAGCGACTTCACAAGATTCGCTATAAAGCCCGGCGACTCCAGCTCGGGTGGCAGCGTCAGTACGTCCCTCATGCCGACCGATCGACGAATCTGGTTCAGCCTCTTCCGCCGCGATTGTGGTGTCACCGCATCTACGAACAACTCGTCGCGTAAGGCCATCGAGGTGATGTCGATCTCCTGCGCGATCTCGGCTATGGACGCAGCGTCCTCTTCGTCGGGTGTTGACTGTGCGGCCTCAATCGTCCGCATCAGTTGACGGATGCGCTCACTGCGAGGATTGAGGCTAGCGGTTGCGTTGGGCATTTATCACGTCGCTGAATTCAAGAACCTGGGCGAGTATCGCAAGAAGATTCGGGTCTCTGGTACCGGACCTTTCGATATCGAGAACGATGGCGTCTATCGTGTCCCCGGCAAGCACCAACTCTTGTTCACTCCACGTGTCGATGGGCTTTTGATTCACCCTCTGGAGCAGCGCACCGAAGGCTTGCGTGGCACGTTGCGCCGGTGGAACTTGAGCAGCTTGGCCGGGCGGGCCACCTTGTGCCGCTGGAGCGCCACCCGGCTCTACAGGATACAACTCACCGAAGATGTCATACTTGGCTTCCATAGCCTTGTAGACCTCCGGGGGGCCAGGGTCAGGCTGGCCTTTCTGACGCGTAAGAAACAGCTCGTTAAAAGTGTCTCGGTAAGAGGCTTGCCGTTGCGCCGGGGTCAAACCTCGATAATATGTGCCGAAGTCAAGGTCCATGCCCTTGCCTTTGCCTCCGATCCAACCCTCCATGTGCATCTCACCGGTAGGATTCTCGGGCGTTCGCCGCCCCCGACGAACCATAAAGGGCCGGCTCAAACTCCCATCGGGCATCGGACGTTGGACGATAGCGAAATTCTTGCCCCACTCATCCTGCACGGTAGGCTCGACGGGGCGATAGGTCAGGCGGGGCTTGTCCGCCATTATCGCATCAATTCGTTCGATCGCCTGTTGCGCGTTCATATCACCATTACGAAATGCGCCGTCAACATCTTCAATGCGATGGTCACGCTCGTTTACGTCACGCGGGACAGCCTGGCGTTTCATGTTGCCAGCCTGCTGAGCAAAGAAGTCTTGTTCACCTCTAAGATTAGCCAGCCTGTTGGCGTAGGTCTTTTGTGCGGCGGTCTGCACTTCGCGCTCGGCCTGTTCGCCTTGAGCCGCTTGAAGCACTGCCATGCGGTTCGGGTAAGCACCTTGTTGTACGAGGGCATCAGCATCCTGAGCAGTTCCCGGGAAGCCGAGTTTGGCCAATCGCTCTCCGAATTGCTCCGTGTTCTCCTGTTCGATCCCCAAGCCGTGAATAATCTCGGGAATGAATTGGCCGGTTTGTGCCGCTATGTCCTTGAGTTTCGACAGACTCGTACGGACTTTCAGAGCGGCCCGTGTGTAAAGGGCACGATCTTGGGCCGTCACGGGTCCGCCGTAGAGCCGCTGATCGTCTCGGGCCTGGATGAGGCCGCTTGCCGCCTTGGCCGCTGACGTAAAACCGGCAATATCTTGGCGTGCAACATCACCGCTTGCGAAAACGCTTCCTATTTGTCCACCCAGTTGAGCCCCAAAACCAGCCCCTGCGGGGCCTCCCACCGCTCCGCCCACCGCCGCACCGGCGAAAGGTAGGACTTTACCGAAGCCCGCTCCAAAGCGCTCTAAACCCCCTTGACCCTTTACTTCGCCACGGGTCGGAAATGCGCCGATAAGACCACCACCCAGAAAACCGGCAAAATCAAAGGTTCGCTCCTGGGCCTGCTCTTGCTCGCGGCGCAGTTGCTCCTCGCGCAAGCGGGCCGCGTAATCCAGAACGATCTGCGATCCGACGTCGGGCGGCAGTTGAAAAATTCGCGGCATATCAAGCTCTCAACCGGAGGAACCGAAAATGTTCGGAAATTGCGGTGGCGACGGGAAGGGCACTGTGAGTGGGCCAAAGAAATCGAACGCCTGCCCTGTAGCCCCCAATTGGGCACTGGCCGAGAAACCACCCGCAGACAGAAGGCTGTTGATCCGATTCGTCGCCGCCTGATCGAACGCCCCCACCTGCCCACCGGCGATATTGCCCCGGGCGGCCAGGGAACCCATCGCCGTGTTGGCAAAGAGCTGGTTGCCGAACTGCATGGCACCGGCCTTTTGGCCGAAGAGATTGATCCCCGCGCCAAGTAATCGCTCCCGCGCTGAAAGACCGGCCAGACCGAATGTTTCCTGGACGCCGAGCTGCTGCTGGGATATCTGTTCCTCCAAACCCAGCAACGCCGTCGAGCGTTCGCGCTCGATGCCTGAGGTTATGGACGCGCCGAATCCCCCCAAGCCGCGTGCCGCAAGTGCCATCTGCGATTCGGTGCCCGCTTCGGTGAAACGCCTGTTGATGTCTTGCCGCTCGGCCTCACCGAGCCCGGACACCAACTCCGTCGCCGTGCCCAGAATGTCCTCGAAGCCGCCTGTTATGTCCGCCGTACCAGCCTGCAATGCCTTAGCCAGACTGGCGTACAACTGCTGGACGCGCTCGTTGTCTGTTCTGATCTGGCCGGGCAGTGCCTCAAGGCCTTCCGTGACTGGGCCAAAGGCCTCGCCAAAACGCGCCGACGCCTCGCCGGGGTCGAAGAATTCCTCTCCTAGTCCAATAGCTTCCTCGCCGATCTCCTGCGAGCGTTCGATCATGGGCATCAGAAAATCGTTGACTAGCGCCGCGCCTTGCTCATTCGCCCCCCGAATAACGTCCAAGGCCTCGTCTTGCGCGGCGTCGAACTTATCCCCCGCGACCCCCTGGATAATCACCTGACCGGGGGCGGATGCCATGAAGTCTCTAAATGGCGGGAATATCTGCGATAGGATCCCCACAAGAAACGGATTGGAAAAAAGACCTTGTAGGCCCTCACCTATCCGTTGGCCTAAATTTCGCGGTTCTTCTGCCATGCTAAATCTTCCTTGCTCTGGCTGGGGTGGTCAGCACGTACAACTCGATCGCTTCCACGGCCCAACTGACCGCACCGGTCGTGGACAGCCGCAGGAAACCCCACTCGCCGAAGTGGCGGATCGGCTGGACATAGTTCACGCCCGCTTTCGCCGTACCGGATGCGCGTGTCGCTGCATTGAAGGCCTCTTCCGGCGAATTCCCGCTCCTGAATGTCCACAGCACGTCGTCTGAATTGTCGTCGAGAGTGAACTTCAATGAATCCGCCATGGCCGCCAGCCCGCGATTGAGCGGGATCGGACCGTAGTCAACCTCCTTGACAACCGCTGTTCCGTCGTCGGCTACCGCCGCCGAATCATGGTGTCGGAGGTACCCGTCACGGCAGCCCAACAGCACACGATTGGCCTTGGCGTCGTAAGCAATGGCAAACGGCTCGTAGTCGCTACTGCCCAGCGGCTCCGGCCAGAATGATTTTGTGGTCCAGTCGAACCAGTAGTGCGTCGTCGGGCCTACCGTCGAGGGGGCGATGAAAATGAGAATCCCCCGAAAGCGCACGTCGTATTCGAGGGTCACGGTGATGTCCGTATTCTGCACCACGTCGATCAGTTCGTCGGGCAGCTTCTCACGTGATATATTCTGCGGAAACGGTTGCGACGGATGAAAGCTGTAGAGCCCGTCGCGGGAGAGAAAGATCAGGCTGCCATCCGGGATACGGCACCAAGCCGTCCGACTACCGATGCCGATCTGGTTGCTGATGTCCCCTCCAATTCCACCCATCGCAGGATCGCCGCGCAGCAGATAAAGTTCGGATTCTGCGGAGACCATCAAATAATCCTCGGTGATCGCCGCAATCGCAGAGACCGGCGAGGTCAGCCCCCCGAGTTCCGATGTGGGCAGGTTGCCGGGAAGGGCACGCCCGCGATCCGTTGCCGAGGCGCCGTAGTTAAAATCCAGTGGGTTGCGGTATCGGCCCATAAACAGGGCTCCGTGGTTCTCCGGGTCGCCCGACAAAACCATGCGTTCTCTGAATATCTCGATGATCGAACAGCCCAGCGGGATGCTCCCATCATCGGGCACCCAGATCGTCATGGCATCGGTGCTGGAGTCGTAGACCTTCGGGCCGCGCGTGACGCGATAGGTGATTGCAATAAGGTTACCGGCATTCCCGATACCGGTCGCAAGTTCCAAGTAGCCCGCATTCGATTGTGTAGCGAGCCGGTGAACTCCGACAGCCAGAGTCACATCGGCGGCATTGCCCGTGGCCGAGATGATCTCCAACCAATCACCGCTGGCTTCGATCCCCATGTCCGTCCAGTCGGTGATCGTGTCACTAACCAGTCGCTCACCGCTGTTTGAAGATGCAATGACACCGTCGATCTGCCGGGCTTCCTCCGAACCATCAGTGCTGAACCGATTACCGTAATCGGCGATGTAGAGTTTGCCCAGATAGTCCACCGCCAGCAAAGCACGATCCGACGCCAGGGTAATGTTCGCTTGAGTCACTGTTGCAAGTGTACCATCTGTACTCTCTCGCCGAAGGATGCCGTTGGTCGCCTGCATAACTGCCTCTGGTGGTACGCCGCCACCAGTGGAAATATAACGCAAAACGAAATTGTCCACAGTCAGAGCACCTGAACCCTCAGTTGGCGCGAAAAGAGTCGCACCGAATGCCACCCGTTTACCCGTCGACACCGTATTCATAATTACTTCATGTTGGAAATCGACTCCTCCTGAACCTAATGTGCGAATCCACGCCGCCGAAATGGTATCACCGTCAACCGAAACAACAAAACGACCGGAAGTTATCTGCGTTGTAGTTGACGTAAAACTCGGAGCCTTTACCAATGCTCCATCGTTATAAAACTTGACAAAGAGCGAATAGCGAGGAGACGGACTGCTTATTCCGTAGTGCATTTGATACCACAGATCGCAACGAAGACCGGGGGTCGCGCTTGGCGTTACATCGGCCAACCTGATATAAAAAGAAAAAATGATATCCAGGTCATGCTGAATGCCACTAATAATCTCCGAAAAATCAATCAATGCTTCTACTGAATAAGGTGCAACATCAGATAGCACTTCACCGCCTGCGCCGGATGTAATTTTCAGAAGCGCACCCGTATTGGGCGACCCGCTTGCGAACAAACCAACACCATCACCAACTGTAACCAAGCCCCCCGGAAAGATATTCAAAGCATCTAGTGTTGCTTCCCAGTGCGTCGAACTCAGGGCGTCTGAAAATGGCTCCGTGAAAGTCACCCTGCCTTCGGAGTTCAATGAGCGCATCACGGTCAGCAGATTCACCTTGTTGTCCGAATCGCGCGTGGAGAATGACTTGACTATTCCCGGTCGAGAACCTCCGCGCAGACGATTCTCCAGCGTGCCTTCCGGGCGCACGTTCACCGCGTGCGGCGTCGTAAAGGGCCGCTGTGTCTGAAAGGCTAAACGCTTGTCCACGCCTCCCAGCGGAAATTGCAATTGGAGAGTGCGCTCGGGCACATTACGACCTCCACTACTGATCGGATCAGGTGTACGACGGCGTAGCTACGCTCATCACGAACCCGGTCAAGAACCAGTTCGTCCCGTCGCAATACATCTTGACAACAGTTCCAACACTGGGAAGATTGATCTGGATGGTTGCGTCATCCGAGCCGTTCGGCACAACGATGGTAACTTCCGACGCCGTGGCCTCAGCGACATCGGATTTGCACCACAGAACTCCGCCCTTGTAGAAGTTGGTATCGCTGCCGGTAACGATGAGCCAATCATGCCCGTCCGCCGCCTCCATCGTTGACCAAAACTCGTAGTAGAGTCCCGCGGCTGCTGCCGGCAACGTAAGGGTGGCGTCCTGCGCCTGGTTCAAGATGAGGTGAATCTTGCCCGAGTTCGCTGCCAGCACCGTGTAGGCGGCACCGTCAGGAACCGAGATCATCGGGGTCTTGTCGCCACCGCTTCTGACGAGCACGCCGCTGATCGTCTGGGCACCTGTGAATGTCTGGGCCGTAGCCAGATTGGGTACGGCCTTGAAGGCCGCCGTGGTCTTGGTGCCCTCATTGACATAGAACTGCGAACCGGCCGCCGCGTTCGTGTCTATGAACAGCGCACCCGGCGCCCAGCCCTCGATGCCGTTGCCCACCGTTGTGCCACGCCCAAAACACAGACCTTCCGGCCCATCGAGAATCGAAAGGGCACTTGCCATGAAGGCGGTTTTCAATTCGTTTTCAACAACTGCGATACTCATGTCACACTCCTATTCAGAAGAACCGCTACGCGGTCCATTGCGGGTTGCGTCCGCCCTTCTTGACTGAAAGGGCGGTAAAGATAGCCCCTAAACTGGTACCACCCACAGTGGTCGGCACAACGGCAAACCACTTGTACTGGCTGTTCGTGAAATCCACGTTGAAGTAGCCGGGAAAATCGGCTTCGGTCACCGGGATAGACAAGGCCACGCCCTGATCGGATGTTTCCGAGTAGGTGTCACATCCCCGCCATGTGGAAGCAAAGGGGAAAGCCTCGACCAGGCTGGGATGAGAGAAACGCGGTGCGCCGGCAGTAAAAGACTGGTTAAACGTGCTCTGTACGGCACCGATTGTACCTATATGATGCCCTCCCCCGAACTGCGCCCAGCCATAACAGTCCACCGCAACCACGTTGGTATCTGAACCAACGCCCCACAGCTCAACACGAATGCCGCCCAACAAGGATACGTTGAGAAGTTCGATCGCCTCAGCGAAATCGGTGCTGACGGCCGTAGTAATCAACTTGCTGACGACGATAACCGTTTGCGCGGCGCTGGGCGTATGAAGTAACTGCGGCACAGTCAGTGCCGCCAAATCCGGTTCCAACAAAACTGCACTAGCCATGAGAATCTCCTAAACTCAAGCGCCGTTGGGCTCCATCGCCTGAGTTCTTAAGCCCAGCGGCGCTTGAGCCCTACGGATAAGAAACACCGCCGACGGTCACGGTCCGCGCCAGCGGCCCATAGTTGCCCCGCCGCCAACGACCCGGACGGGCATCCACGAGGAGGCCCAATGATCCGGCTCGGCCCCGTTGATCGGCCCGGATACTCAGGGCCAGGAAGCGGTTGTACTGCCGTTGGTACGGACCGTCCGCCAGTTGTTGCTTGCTGCGCTCCATCGCGGCCAGGCAAGCGTACTTGATCGTCTCGGCGTGCCGCGCACCGCCGTACGGATATCCATTCGCAACCAGTTGGTCGGGCAAAACCTGATACTGATAACGAACGGTGTAGTTGGAATCAGCTATGCGCCACGTCAGCAGATCGAAGCGTTGCCCGATCAACCCGGAAACATTGATCGCCTCGACGGTGCAAACCGTCGGGCGCCCCGTGCTCGTGGACACCTGGAGCAATTCAAGCAGCTCGGCCACACCGGTACTAGACAACGACAACCAGAGCCCGTCGTTGGCCTGAAAATACACGTCACCGATCAGACCGCCGAAGTCGTCGGGCAGACGATAGCTCCCATCCGCCGTTATCTGGAACGCTTCACCGCTATCCGCGGACGCATCCGACGTCACGGTAACGACCGTCGAGGACGAATAGCCGTCGATGACGTAAGAGCCGTTCGTCGACACGATCGTATGGCCGACCATGGTGGGGTAGAAGGTCGCCACCGATGCAGTGATCGTCTTGTCGCTCTCCCCGCCGGTGGTCATCGTCGTGGTCGCCGTGGTCGTCGCCCAGAGCACCGACGTCGCCACCGGCCTCATAAAGCTCCAGTCGTAGGACAACAGGAAGTCCCGCTGCCCCTCTTCCACGTAGAGACCGACCTCCAACTCTTCAGCGTCGCTGAGGCCCGCAGCCTGATCGGCGCGATAGCCGTAACCACTACGTTCGGCCACTATCGCCATCAGATTGTCGAACCCCAGCGACGCCGTAGACTCCACTTTGCCCTGAAGCGAAGTCTGGAAAAGCTGGTCGATCCAGATTATCATGGGTCAAACCTCAACTATACCTCGACGTAACAAAGCGATCCCTGCGCCTCGGCCGCAACTCCCAGCGACAATTCCAATAACGACCCGGAAGCCGTCTGGAAATGCCCTAACGGGCTGAAATTGTACTGGACCACAAGAACCGCGGCGGCGGCGGAAGCCTCACCGAGATCACCAGTCAAAGCCGTTCCACCACCCCCACTCTTGAAGGTGTAGGTTTCATCGCCCGTCAAGACGTCAATCGTCATCAGCAGCGATAACACCCTGATCCTCTTGCCGGTAACGGCTGCAACAAGCGTGCCGGTCGCGGCCAAGTTGATCACCGCGAACTTGGGCGTAAGCTGCGAACCACTGCTTTGGATCACGCCGGTATTCAACATCGCGTCGACCGGCAGCGGGTTGGTCAGCGCCACGTCACCGGCATTCGTACCATCCGCCCCGTGAATCAGCTTTGCCCGCTGATAATGGACGGACGATATCTCATCCGTTGCGATCGTCTTTCCTGCAACTTCAATGTTGTCGGCCATGACTAACTCCTAGGCATTGACGACCAGCGCCGCGCGCCACCAGTCCAACGTGAGACTCTGGGCGCCCGCAGACGTTTCCTTGCAACCCGCCAGAAGCCCCATCTCCTCGCCACCCGGAAAATTGGTGGTGTCGTCGATGAGCGCTTTGGTCACATAGGTGCCGTTGATAACGCCGTTCTTGAAGATCTTGACCTGCACCGCGTTGGAGTTCTTGTAGTGGTACAGGAGCCCCGTCTTGACGTAAGTGTTCGCCACGATGACGTGCATGTTGTCGATCAACGTCGTCGGATTGGCACCGCTCTCCTTGTTGTAGATGAAGTCGGTGCTGTCCGGATCGGCACCCGGCACGTAGAAGCCGAGCAAGTCCTTGTCGGCAATGGCATTGCTGTCGGAAATCGTGTCCGCCGCCGCCAGACCTTCCTCGCCGAAGCCGACGAATGTGGTACCGATGCTGATGGAAGATTTCTTCCAACGCGCCTCGAACGCAATGGTGTGGGGAACCCCGTTGGCCTGAAGGATGAACTTGGCCAACCCACCGCTGACACCGCCCGTCTGAATCCACGCCTCTTCGTTGTCTCCGCCATCGGTCGACAGGACCACTTCGCCGTATTCACTGGCGGCGCCTTGCCGGATATCGGCACCGGCATCGCCGAACGACGCATAAATAGTGTCCTTGGCGTCCGCTTCGTCCAACGTCGGCATGTTGATGAAGTCGTCGAAAAACACCCAGCCTTCGCGCTCACCGGCCTGGATCTGGTCCCAGGGAATCTGGTCCCAGATGGACTTCGTCCACATCCGACCGGTGTCGGCGACCTTGGCACTGGGTCTGTATCCTACTGCTCTCATATCAAAACTCCTGTGAAGAAGCTATCAGCTATCAACCCTGAAGGCTGACGGCTGATGGCTGAAGGCTATGTTTACTACTCACCGAACGGCGCGCTGATGGCCACCACGGCTTGTCGGTTGCGCAACGGACACGCGTAGTTGTAGACCGACAAGTTGTACACCTCGACCGCCGACGGCTGTTTGGCAGCCTGGCGCGGCGGGTACTCGCGGAACTTCCAACCCTTCTTGAAGACAGGATAGAAGTACGCATGACTGATGATGTACACCGGATTACTGCCTGAGGCCGCCTCGCCATCCAACACAGGCAGCCACGTCGGCGAAATCCGCGCCAACATGCTTCTGTTAAGCATGGGCTGCGTGTCCGCCCCGAGCTGATCGTTCTGGTTGGCCGCCATGATCTCGTTGTTTTCGATCGTCTCTTGAGTCATGTAGATCGCGTGCGTCACCTTCTCGTCACCGCGCATGTTCATGGGCGGTCGCCAGTTCGTCTGGCGGATAGCACGAGAGACACGCCTGCCCAGATCATCCCGCGTGGGGTTCACGTAAGTCGCGGTGTAGTTCTGGTAGGCCGTCTGCACGGCCGGATCGATACCCGCTACAGCCGTATGGCTTCCGGGCAGATCGGCAGTGAACTTGCCTGCGCTGCTGTCCTCCCAGACCACGTAATACGGAATCCCAAAAGGCAACAGCTTGTCGGAAGTGGCCGGCACTTGCATTGACTTGAGCTCGAAGTCGTCTGCGGTGCGAGACCACATGTCGTTGCGCAGCACCTCCATGTCATCCACCAGGGACTCGGGATCCTGCATGGGATCCAGTTCTCTTTCGTCAATGGCGAATCCCTTACGGTGGTTACGCCAGTCCACGGTCCCTTCGGTCATCACGTCCGGGCGATCAACATCGAAGTCCTCGTACAGGCCGCTGTGCCCGTCCTCGTTCTCCGAGCCGACACCTATTCTGAAACTCAACTGTTTACCCGACTTCTCACGACCCATCGTCATCGCCACGCGCAGCATCGGATAATCCTGATACGTCTGCATGGAATCGAACCATTCACCCTTCTGCAAACTCTTGAGCGAATTGATGACGCGATCCTGGATGTCGGTATACGTTTTTGTCGCCATACCAAACTCCTTAAAAGAAGCTATCAGCTATCAGCTATCAACCCTGAAGGCTGACGGCTGATGGCTGAAGGCTATTATCTCCAAGCTTCGATCGCTTCCTCGCGCGGAGACATTGCGGGCTGCTTGCCCTTCACGGGGCGTTCGGCAGACCCTCTTCGTCTCCGATCGATTTTGCCGTCGAGCTTCGTGCGCTCCATTTCGGCTATGCGATCCCAATGTACGGCATGATGGCTCCGCGTCAGAGCGGTTGATACGCTCATCCGCTGCCTGCGCCGCTGTGCGTCCGCCTGCAAGCTCTTGGCGCCGTGGAACACTTCCAGGCGCTTCTGGAACTCACTGCTTTGCGGGTCCATGTCCACTGTTGCGCCGACTCCATAGTCCTTCGCCCAGTCTTCGCCGAGTTTCGTAAGGAAGCCGTCAAAATCGTTGAATTCACGCAGTACGTTCATCGCCCGCAACTCTTCTTGAGCCTGCCGGCGGAAAGCGTGAACCTCTTGAAGCTGCCCGTTCAGGTGTTCCACGACGGTCTTGATCGGCCCGACGAGCGAATCGTCCAGCTCATCGCTAAATTCAACTTTCAAGGGCGTGTAGTCACCCGGCACCACGCCCGGTGCCATGCCCGGCGTCACGGGCGCCGGAGCACCCGGAACCTGGGGCTGGACCTGCCCAGCCGGCGGCTGCATGATCCGGCGATCGATCGTCGAAAACATGCGCTCCAGTCGCGGCCCATCGAAGCCTTCCAGATCAGCCGGGGACAGGCCGTAATCCTTAGCCCGCCCTAAGATCGCTTCGCTGATGGCGGCGCCACTGGGTTCATCCGCAGCCGGAACCGATTCGCTTGCCGGTTCGTCGACTACTTGAACGTCGGACGGTTCAACAACATCGCCCGCCGGTTCCTGTACGTCATCCGCAACATCGCGGGGTTCTACATCAGACATTGCCATTCTCCATTACCAGCAGTCACCAAAATTCACGTATCCATAGGCGCGGCAGTATTTCTTCTGAGCGTTGCGTGATCGAAACGCCACCATGCCGTCGTCCTGGATCTTCACGTCCAAACCTTTAGCGTGCGCATCCTTCCGGTATTTCATAACGTCGAGAGGATGCACGCTCAGGGCCAAGCTCGTATGGTTCACCCACGGATCGCCGCTGCGCCGGCCCGCATGTTCCGCGCGGATGTCACGCCGGGCGATTCTGCCGTTCACCAGCAGCGCCTGGGGGATGTGATCCATCGGTGACGACCAGTCAAAAGTCCTGTCGGCGATGGAATAACAGTAGATTGGCATTACACACTCACTCCAGACGCAACACTCGACTTTCCCACCAGATGTTTGCCAAATCAGACCACCTACATTTCGTTGCACGGCACTCGTGTAGGATGTACTTGGTACGCCCCCACGCACTCCGTATACGGGATCGCATCGTCGTGCGAAGTTGCATCGGCTGCTCCGTCAGTTCCGTCCAATGAGCCATACCGAGCCCACACAGGCGTCCTATCTCGCTCCAGAGTCTTGACACACATGGGTCACATAAATGCACGACGTGTCGCGTATGCCTCGCGAACGTTCCGGCACACATCCCGAAAGCGATCCGGCGAGTAGCTTCACGATCACATTGATTTTCGCATTGGTTCATCAGCCTTCATCCTCCTGCTTGTTGCTCATCGTGCCGCTGAACATCCGCTCCACCAGCGCGTCCTCGGCGGATCGCGCAGGGGCCGCACTTGGGCCTTGGGCTCCCGCACCGACCGGCGCGCGCGGCGCACCGCCCGCCGGGGCACTCACAAAAGCATCGTCCACCGCGTAGTCGACCACTTCCGCCAACTCCGGCAGATTGTCCAGTTCGGAATACTTCCTTAGCAGTTCGGGCGTCTTAAGCACCACGGGCCGCTCACTGGGCATCTGCATAGCGGGGATCACCACGGTCTGAATTGCCTTTATCAAATGCTCAAGCTGCTGGGCGCTACTGCGATGCTCCATCGAGTCGGGCACAATATCGATCTCGTGCTCGATGAAATCCCCTTCGCGTATCTCCGGTGACCACATTTCGGAAACAGGTGTCCCATTGCGTCCGACTTTCCGTTCCACGCGCCTCATCCGGGTGGGGTGTGTCCATTCGTACCATGCGATGTTCTGTAGGATTTTCTTGGTGAACGCCACCACCTGAAGCTGCATGTCACGAACGAGGCGTGAGGCATTGACGTTGGCCAGGCGTTCCTGCGTTGCAGTCTCGGCAATCGGCCCGACACCGCCCAGGAGTCGCAGATTACCGGACAACTCGTCGAAGAGCTGCCGACCGTGTATGGCGGTGGCCAACGCCTGGGGATTGGTTCCACCCTTGGTGCGCCGCGTGACTGCGTTGTTGCTGTTGACCATGTAGACCCCGCCGTCCATGGCATCGCGAATCTGTCGGGCATCCTCTTCGGCACCGCCTTCGTAGGTGTAAAACTCGGCGGCCTGATCCTCTTTCATAAAGATGCGCCGATACTGGCCGTTCACGAAGTCGTGCGTATCGAGCATCATGGCCGCGCGACTGTTGGGCATCAGCTCGTCCAGCACGCGGTCGAACCCCAAGAGCGGGTAGGGGCCGAACTCCGGGCCGTCGTAGCTTTCAGCCCGCAGCGGGGCCGTCACCCCCGAATCATCGGTCAGATAGACTATGACATTGGCGGGCTGCACCAGGATCGACCAGATGTCGACCCAATCGAACAGCGAGCCCTGCTCTTCGTTGTAGTCCCAGCGATCCTTGCGATCGTCCAAGTCGGACCGTCCGGATCGTCGGCCCTTCATCTTGGCGACCTGTTCCTGATCGTAATTCGCATCGTCGAGCAGCTCACCTTTGCGCCTGGCGAAGCGGTGCCCCATGATGTCCGCCTGAGAAAACTCGTCATGCGCCAGGTCGACCACGAAATCCGGCAGGGGAATAGAGTCGGCAAACACGTCACCGCCCGGATCGATGTTCGTGGTTATGCCGCAATAGACGAGACCCATATAGCCCAGAATGGCTTCCTGCACCGATCTCCTGAGCGTACTGAGCAGGTCAAGCTCCTGGATCGTGATATTCAGATGCTCCTGGAAGATTCTCGCCGCCTTGGGGTTGCTGCGTGAAGTCACACGGACAGTCGGGTTGCTCTGAACAAAGGAGCGCACGAGTATCTGCACGAACTGATCCATCATGTTGACCGGATCGCGCACGGCGTCCGGCGGATCGTCCTTCGAGCGGTAATAGTGACCGCGCGCCGCCTCGATGTTGAGCTGCCGCACGTCCCGAAAAGGCTTCAGCTCGCGGTAGTTGTACTTCACCACTTGCCGCAATCTCTTGTACTGCTTGGGCTCGTATGGATCGAAGTTCAGCGCCATCAGTATTTCGCTTTGGCCTTCCGAAGCACAGTCACTTTCCGGATGCAAACATTCGGAATCACGTTTCTAGAAGCGATACTCCCCACCTCGGTATCCGACGGTTTGGACTTCTCTGCGTACAACGCCAATGCCCCGGCCTTCTTGCCGTGGACCCATCCCACGGTTCGACAAGCCCACGGGGTCAGCGGAGGCGCCTCGGCCGAAATCCAACTGTTGCATCCGGCGGCGTCGATCCAGTCCACCATCACAAGGTCACCCTCGCCATAGCGAGGGCGTGCGGGCTTCTTGTTTGACTTTTTCCGCTTCATGTTCATCCTCTTACCAAACACCACGGCCGCGGCGTATCGCGCGGGCTCCAGCTCCCCTGGCGGACCTCAGCGCGTTCCGCTGCCTTGTGCAGATAGGCCAACGTGTTGCGCGAAACAATCTCCGGGGAGTCCGGCCGTTTCGTGCGTTTGAGCAACATCCAAGTCAGGGCGTCGCCGATCACGCGGTCGCCGTGGTTCTTCTTAGCGCTGGAGGGATCGGGAGCGGCAGCGGAACCCACGTGGGCCACGCCTTGCGTCTCCGTCCACTCGTACATCTGGCACTCATTGACCGCCGTTTCGTCCGGGTTGGTGAACTCACGCATGTTCAAGGCCCGGCCGTATTCGGTAAGCAGCCCGCGTTTCGAGTCCTCGTTGGGGAAGAAGCCCGGTATCTCGGATTTCTTGCCGCCGGAGGTGGTCATGTAGTACAGGTTGGGGTAGTTCAGCTCGCGCAATCGACTGCCGAACTCGCGGCCCACGCCGCTGCCCTCGAAAGCGATGAAAGCATCGTTGAACCAAGTGCCCACGGCATAGACGTACTCGGCGAACCGTTCCGGGCGCATGTGCGGAGTCGTGAAACCGGCCGTCTTACAGCGCATCCGACAATCGCCGACGCTGATGTGCGAATTGCTCATACCGGTCCCGGCGGATATGTCGCAACCGATCACGAAGCGACGGTCCTTGGCGGGTCGACGCAGATGATCGGGATGAAACCACAGTTCCAGCCGCCCCTCCTTCGAGGGCGCCCACTCGATCTTCTCATAGCCGATGTCGTAGGTGAGTTCGCCCGTGACGAACGGCGTTCTTTTGAACAGGCGCACGTATTCGCGGATCTCGTCCAGATCGAAGAACGGAGAGCCCGAACCGATGAAGTCCATGTCCAATTCCTGAGCGATCAGCTTGGGAATCGGGCACTGCATACACTCATAGTCGTAGTAGGGGCTGCGCACTTTGCCGTCCAGGATGAACGGGTAAGTATGGACGGCCAGACCATCGGACGGCGGCAGCTTTTTCTCTAACTCGGGATAGCGAGACAGAATGTCGCGCGGCGTCGTGATGCGCCAGTAGGCATCGTCGACGATCTTCAGCTTGCCCTTGTCGGCCGTATAAAGCCCCGCGCCGTGGATAGGGTGCTGGGACCAATGCAGCCGGTGGATCCGAATGTTGCCCGCGCTGATGATCTGGTGGAACCCGTTGCCGATGCCCTTGGGCGTGCTGGCCCAAACCCGGCACCGGGTGTTGTGCTGCAACGAGCCGATAAGCTCGATGGACTCTTTCCGGTCCCAGGCAGCGTGCTCGTCCACCAGCACCGCATTTTTCCGGCCTCCACGGCCCATGTCCGCGGTCGTCGAGGAGCCGATGATGTTGGAGCCCGTGGCAGCGTTCTTCCACGTCATCTTCTTGCGGTCGAGCGAGTGCGTCATCCAGGACGGCAGCCAACGGTGCATGTAGTCGAGTTTGTAGAACAGGCTGTCGGGGTTGTCCTTGTCATCCACGTAGCGTTCGTTTCGGCTGGCCACCATGAGCGTAACGAAACGCGAGAACAGAAAGTGCTTGTCGAACACGATCAGCGGCATGGTGGATCCGCCGATGTCGCGGGACTTGATGATGCCCACGGAGCGCCGACCGATGGCGCTGTCAATGTCGCGCAGCACTTCCTCTTGGAAGTCCCAGGTGATGAACGGCCGGTCGGGGCAATCGGGGTAACGCTTCACGTCCAACGCCCAGACGAACACGTCGGCGAAGAAAATGACGTCCCGGGCGCATGCCGCGGCCAAGGTCTGCTGGTTGGCGCGCGAATCGGCCGCCCAGCGGATGATCGTGCGCCGGAATTGAAGGTTTGCCTCCAGCTCCTTCGGTACGATAGCGCTGGGAAGCTCCTCGCCTTTGACCGCCTGTATGTCTGTCAGCTCTCGCATGGTTTTCAAGCCGGCCCGCGCATAAAAAAACGGCACGTAGGAGTACGGGTCCGTACGTGCCGTCAATCTGCTACCTCGGTCGTCCTGGCCGGAACTTAGGAGGCGGGCCGGGTTTTTAAGTCAGTTGGTCCAGTCTCGCTCCCGTCAATTTCGGTGCTCGCCAATCCTTTTTCGCGTGAGCCGGACGCCTCAACTCGAGCAGAGCGTCTTTATCCACGTTCGTGTAGGTCGAAGCGAAGTTTCTCCATTTCGGTGTCGGCGAAACCTTTGATGAATGGAATTCACCCCACTCGTCCCATACGGTCATCGACTTGGAACCACCGACGCCGGTGAAACGGTGCTCAAACCAATACGACCGAGAAATCGGACGCTTCACCAACGCCCACAACGCTCCGGGCGCCACGACGGCCGCCGCCACAATCGAGAAAAAGCTACGTCGGTTCATATCAGAATCCTATGAGTTTCGCCCTGCGTCCCGCCTCGGCACACAGGGACTCGAAAGTCATGTGCTCAGCGCGAAATGTCGGATCCCACACCGTGCGGCGCTTGATCCAGATTACATACCCGCGCGGCCACTCGACGACGTAATGTCCGGGGGCCTTTTGGTCGGTATACAAAAAACTGAGCCATTCCGGCCAGTCCTCAGCGTCCTTTGGTGCGAATGTGAGAAGTTCTTGCTTGCTGAGTTCTCTGTATCGCGTTGGGTAATTTGCGAAGCTGTCCGGCCGTGGTCGCTTGCACAACCCCAACAACACCTTCGGCACCGCAGCCACAGCCGCCACGATCGAGAAAAAGCTACGCCGGTTCATCTGGTTCTCTTTACATCATCACCCGACTACGCCAGACAGGTTCGCCAGGGCTACGTTTCATCTGCTCCTCGATCATGAAATGTGTACCACAACGGCACGGGACGTAAAACAGGGCCGGCCAGCCATCTAGGCATAAAACCATTTCACGGCCGGTAGCTTCTATGTCCGGGCCACTGGCCACCAGACCACACCCTGGACACGCAAATGGAGGAGGCTTCGTCTGGATCATGCGGAACTCCATCTGTGGAACTCTTTGTGGACTGCGATCTCTTCAAAACTGGGGTGCTGAGCCAAGCAAACCAACGTGTTCGCGGCGATTTCGGCAACGTCCTCAACAGCTAGGGTCACGGTGGGCCACATCGGGCTACGTAGGCGCTTCTTGAGAATTCGCTTGGCCCATTGCCGCTGTTTATGTCGTCGTTTCACGTCTCAATCTCCGGGCCGGACTCCACGAGTTTCCCCAGCTTCAGCAACTCCTCCGCCAGGAAGGCCATCGACTCCTCCAGATGCACAAGCAAAACCGGTTTGAGCTGAAGCTGCACACCCGCCGACTGGGCACGCCATTTGGCCTCCACGATCTGCTTGTGGACCCGAGCGATCTCGTCGTACATCTTCGACCGCCGGTCGACGCCCTTGATTACTAGAGGTTTTTCCATCGTTCTACACCGGCACCGGTACCTTACGGGGCCGTCCCGGTCCCCGCTTCACCGCCGCTGGAGGGGAATCCGCGGTTTTCATCTTGGCCATTTCCTCCTGCGTCAACGGCAGGCGCGGGAGCGGCTCCCGCTTCGTCGGATTCCGGTCCTGGAATATCAGCTCCCGGAGATCCGTCAGGATGGCCACCCGGTCCCCCTTCTCGCCCAGAATCGTCACCTTCACGCCCCGCAACAGGTAGCTCAGGCACACCATGCACACCACCTTGTGATCCAGCATGGTCACCGCCCGGCTCCGCCGCTTGCAAATGTCGCACTTGCACATGAGATTCTCCAGATTCCGGAATTACCGGACTTTCAGGCATCCCGGCTTTCCGTATCCGGGCTATTATATCCTCGATCGGGTCTCCGGTGTCAATAAACCCTTTTTCCTGGTCCTCCGCAATACCCCGAGAGGGAATTCTTTTGCAGTCGTACAGGCGCCGATATTCCGTCTCGTTCTGCTGCGCCCACAACAGCATCGCCAGGGCCTCCGGGCCGGGGACACCCTCACCGTCGATGCGATTCAAGGGCGTCCGAAGGTTGGCCGAGACCCACACGACGGAATGCCCGATACCGGTCCGCTTGCCGACCGAACACTCACGAACCCGTGCCGACAATTGCTCAAACTGCGTCTCCAGGGAAGCCTGCCGCTTGGGAACAGGGGTCGTTGGCGGTGGCAAGGCATTGGTCTTTTCCAGAAGTTCGACAGCGTCCGAATCCTCAGGTGGCACACCCTTCATCATGGCCAGATTGCCGGACATCGCTTCCTGCGCCGCCTTGTCTCGGGCGGCGTAAGCTCCCACACCACCCTTGGGGTCCGGAATGCCGCCGGGACGCAGGGAGTCCAATAAACCGTCGGGCAGCTCATGGGCGGTCGGCAAGGTGGCGGCGAGATCCAGCATGGCCATCCGATTCGCGTCTCGAAGGTGGTACCGCTCAGCAAGGTACTTGTCGCGCAGCCGCTGAACCTCGGACTTGTAAAACGGCGACAACCGGCCGAGAAGCCGCCACATGGCACGCTTCCCTTCCTTGACGCCTAGATCGTTCTCCTGGAGGCACTCTACCAGCTCAGCCGCCGTCGCCATCGGCCGGCTCTGCTTGACCGTCTCTTTCAGGTAGCTTTTAGCCATTTTCGGAGAAACCCTTCTTGTGTTTCGCCTGGAGCCCAAGCTGAACGATCCCGAGAGGTATTATGCCAGCGTCGATCATGGCCTGGGTGGTGCTCTCGTTGCTGGTTTTCTCCACCATGCATGGCGTCAGATCAAAATCCCGCGGGAACTCGGAGGCGGGCATTGGGGTCAGCTCGAACATCGCTACGTCTCCTGGAGGTCCACGGCCTTGATGTCCTCCACCCGAACGATGAACTGCTCCGGCTTGCGATCCGCCAAGTCCCGGAACCCCGTCAGCTCGAAGAACCGGGGATGCACACCGTCGACCTCTTGAAGCACGCCCCGCAAAGCCTCATATTGCTCGCGTATGGCCGTCTCCTCGCCAGCCACACTCCATTGCTGGGAAGAATCGAACGCGATGATGATCCGAGCTGTAGCCATCTATACCACCGTGCAAAACCATGCCCAGAGCAGACCGCCGGCCAGATAGGCCAGCGCCTCAAGGCCGATAAGCCAGGGCTCCCAGTTGCAACCCACTTCGTCGTAGATCACCTTAGGTGGATCGCCTCGCATCATCACCAAGTTGCCGGGCATAGCTTGCCTTGCCGCAGGATCAAGGGTAGGGAAAGGTCCGAATGGATTCCCACTACCGAGCGGCACGCTGAGGCCGGCACCCAAAATATCGCCGATGGGCAACCCCAGGAATTGAGAGCGACCCAGCGCGTTCGCTTGATCGAGCTTCTGTACCTGCCAAAGCTCCTGCGCAGTCATCGGAATAATGCTCCCCGCCGGGAACGACTCCATGTATCGCTGAAAGGCGATGTCGTCCGTTGCCATCACTGCGTCTCCTTTCCGCGTATGACGCTCTTGATTCGCGCAATCTCGCGGTCCACCTCCGCCGGGGGGAAACCCCCAAGGGGTCCCAGCAGGTATCGCGCGTTCTCCTCGTCCACGCGGGCATTGGCCTCACGCACCAGCTCAGCGATCGGCTTTTCGGGCAGGCTAACCATCATCTGAACGCGAACCCTAAGAACCCACCGGGACCCTGTCAACCCCGGATCCCTGGTTCTCAGATGTCGCTGCCGAGAGAGAGGGGGGTACCTATAGGGGGGTCGCGCGTATACGCTTAGGGGGTCGATCGGCTTTCGCAGACCCTTGGGACCCCCGAACGCAACATATCAACCATTATAGGACCACGATAACCGCACTGGCGCTACCATAAGAGTTGATCGCGCCTTGCTGTCCTGATTCACAGCGCCTTTGTTAGGGCCTTGGGGGGTGGAAACACTACGCACGCTACGATGGGTCAATGAGCACCATAAGGC